GGGGTGTCAGTCATAACTAGTGCCACTGCTTTTCTTTGATGTCCCCCGATTGTGGAGCCCATCAACCCCGCCGCTTAGGTTCAAGGTTGATGGGTTTTTTGTTGGGTGAAATTCGGGGCCTTTCAAATTAGCCACGTACGAACCACCTTTAAGACGGATGGCGAAAAAATGGCGGCAGCGCAAAAAACTTATCGCCATAGTCCAACAAACTTATCTCTGATATTTCCCCTTCCCTCCCCTTCAAAGTCATCGCATCCAGACAGCAAATGAATACAATCGACAAAAACAGCAATGAAAGCGTATGTTCGGCTTTTATCCAGAGAAGATCTACAACAGAGTAGAAGTCATGAGCAGGCCAACGCCTGTCCCTTCAGTGAACGGTTTTTACTTTTGGTGATTCAAAGAGATTCCGCTAGGAGTGCCAATGGAAGGATGTGTTACAGCGGAAGGTTACACGCTTCTCTACGTGGGCATTTCCCCTGACAAGCGCGGGAAGCCTAACAGCCGGTCGAAACTTAAGAAAGCGCCTCAAAACGCATTACAGCGGCAATGCCGCTGGCTCAACGCTTCGACGCATACTTGGTGTACTGTTAGTGAAGTAAGTAGCTCCCCCCTTCGCCGGGTTGGTTCCGGCTCCATAATGACATTCACTTACCCAGGCTAGCAGTGGTTTGACCTTTGGATGGAACAAAATGCTAGGGTTCACTGGATACCTGCTGAAGCGCCATGGGAGATTGAGGACAAACTGATCTCATCCATTCCCCTACCATTAAACATCCAGGGGAATGCTCATGACTTTAGAGTGAAGCTTTCAGGAATGGGCAGCCAGGCTGCAGCAGAAGCAAGATTGATGGAAATTGCAGATGAGCGGGGTTTTAATAGGTGATTACTGGCGCAGTGAATCTGCGCCAGAAGTTCGGAATCAGTAAACAAATTGTTCCTGCATACCTTTTGGATGAGGCGGTGCGGCGCTGATTTTTTGCGGACGGCATACTGACCGTACAAATGTCTCATGCGTCACAAAAGTATGTCCGCATTCGATGGATGTTATTGCACTGGTTGTAGCGTTCTTTGGTTTCGTTGGAAACCTGAAAACCACTGCGGGTATGTGCAGCCTGACCACACATAGGACAATTCATCATAATTAGCCCTCATTATTAACCAGTTCGCAACAATGACACATCGTTCTTCGTAATTTGGAACTAATCATTCCATTGCGAACTCATCTGTTTTCTCCTCAAAATCAATGCTGGTCGTGATATCACTGTCAACGTTGGCCGTATGCGTGAGCGTCCTGATAGTCCATTCCGCATCATCTATGGGCTGCTTAAAGACGCTGACCTTCACGGGCATTTCCATGTAGAGATCGGCCCGCCCTTCCGCGAGCTGGAGAGAAAAAGACGAAATGCCAAGCTGCAGACGTTCCCATTGCATTTTGGCGGCCCGTTCAGCATTGGCCCGGTTGGCATAGGTCCGGTTAAGTACCAGCACGTTTTCATCCGTTCCCACCAAGTAATCTCTCTCTTTTGCCTCCGGCTCCTTTGCTGTCGTGGTTTTCTTCCGGCGCTTAGCGCTTGTGGTTTTCTTCTTTGCTGGCTCCCGCGTATGTAGCCAGCTGGCAATCACGCCCGTATATGCTCCACGATCTGCCAGGCTGAAACGGTGACGGTCCCCGGCCTGCGGGTAAGGGTGATTACCGGCAGCGGCTTTCCGCTGGCAGTTCTGCGCTGCCCCTGGCGGATAAACAGCAGATGCTCGTCTTTCACAGAGGCAATGGCCCCAAACTGCTGTACCAGCTTCATCAAAAAACTCGCGTCGCTCTCGTTAGTCTGATCCAAGTGATCCAGTGGCTTATCGGTCAGGTCCTTGCCCAGGGCCATAGTCAGGTTGTGGCGGGTGGCAATCTCTTTCACCACATCGCCCGCCGTCGTCTGATGCCAGGGCTTCTCCCGCCGGGTGTTCAGGGTTTCACGGAAGTCGGCGCTGCGGGCGCGGATGGTCAGTCTGTCCGGTGCACCAGCGTGTTCAATCTCATCCACCGTAAATCTGCCCTTAGGAAAAAGTGGCTGGCTTTTCCAGCCCAGCGCCAGGGTAATGACCGCCCCGCACCGGGGCAACAAGATTTGCCCGTCTGCATCGTCCAGTTCCAGATCGAGCTGGTCGGCGTCGAAACCCCGGTTGTCCGTCAGGGTCACCCGTTTTAGCCTCGCCTCCTGCACAGAAAGCCGGCTGTTATAGCGTTCCGTTTAACGGGTAATTCTGGCGGTGGCGCTCGCGCCGTCCTTTGCAGAAATGCCCGTCCGGTAAAGCTCAGCACGAACCAGCGCACTCTGGCGCTGCAGCTTTTGCTGTTTTTCTTCCAGACGCTGCACCGCCAGCCGCTGACACTCCAGCGCGACAATTTGTCGCTGCGACGGCTGCCCCATCGCCCCAGCTCATTTTTAGCAAAGAGGAACGCTGGCAGGCGTAGTTCAGCCTGTCGCCCAGCTTCTGACTTTCAGTCTGCAGTTTGCAGTTTGCAGTTTGCAGAAGCTGTCCAGGCTGCTTCCGGCTTGGTCCAGTTGTTTGATAGCGTCACGGGATTTTTTGACGGCGGCTGACAGCTCTTTCGAGCTGGCCTGCGCATTTCGAAATGGGCGGGTGAGTTTATCAACCGTATTCAGTACCATTAGCAGAGGCAGGTTATTGTCACTCATCGCTGGCCCCGCTTCTCAGGATTGCTTTATGCCGCCACTCCAGCACCTCTGACAGTGACATAACGTCAGTGACGGACGGCGGCCAGTGAAAAATGGTGGCAATGTCCGCCATCAGGTCCTCAACCGTCATCAGCGAACCATATTCCCGGCGGGCAATGAGGCTGCCCTGCGGGGTGATCAGAATGTCTTTGACGGACTGATTGAGGTGCTCTGTATCGGTAATGGCTTTGCCCGTGGCGCTGTTCATGCCGTAATACATCGTCATACCGGGTCTCCTGAAATGTCACCGCCAGACTTCACGTTGTTGTGCGCGTAGTCATCCACCACGATCCCGTTTGAATCCATAGGGCCACCGCCCCGGGTCAAGCCACCGTTAATCACCACCTCGCCGTTAATGCGGGTGATGTCGGCTTCCACGACAAACTCCCCGGTTTTAAAGGTGACGTTATCCGCCGCCTCGATCACCATGGATTTAATACCCCGGACGTATCAGTGCCCGGTTACAGGTTCGTACTCAAAGCAGCCGCCGTCCGGGTATTCCGTCACGCTGCCATCCTCAGAGTCAGACGGGGGCGGAAACTGATTTGAGTAGACGGCAGGCAAGGCAAAGGCGGTTTCCAGATTGCCGTGCAGGCTAAACAGCACAACCTGCTCCCCCACGGATGGTTTCCACCAGGTGTGCGAGTTGCCCGCGTGCAGCGTCAGCCAGTTAATCCAGTTGGTTTCAAGCTCGCCCGTTTTCACCCGGCACAGCCAATTGCCCCGGTCCACTTCCGTTACAGTTCCGGTGCAGATCAGGTTGGTGATAAGGCGCATGATTTTTGTGAATTGTGAGTTCATCAGATTATGATTGCATGCACTATGCGGGATTTGCATGAGTACCAAATTGTATCATCAACAATACAATTTAATTTTAAGCCGCAGTTATTTTGATACTTAAAAAGAATAAGAGGAGCAAAGTAGTATTCCGATTTTGCTCCTTTAAAAGGCTATTAAAAGTCAAATTGTTTCGATTCCATTAATTCCTGCAAAGACAACTGCAACTTTTGCATTCGTGCAAATTGACCTTTGTCGGCACACGCAATTGCTAACTTCAATAACCTTTGGCAGGTCAATTTATAATCTTCAGCATTGCGTTCTATATTAGCTATCCCCGATAATTCACACTCTCTAATTAAATTTTCAGCCCCATTATGATTTGGCGCTCCATCAACAATACGATACACCCAACCCTTCTCTATTGATATATTTTCATGGTAATCGTCAAAATATGGATGCAACCACCTAAACACACCAATTCCAGGCACTAGATACTGCGCATGCTGAATATTAACATCTCCCATTTGCTTCATGCTTTTAACAAAGTTGCATGAGTGACATGCTATGGATAAATTCATAGGATGAAAGGCCCATTTCTTATAGTACCCTTTGGATTTATCCAGAAAATGTTCAATATCCTCAGTAGTATTCCTACGCTCTTCCTTTATTATTCTTCGACAAAAAACGCAACGTCCACATTGCTGCGCCCGTAAGGATAACCTTATATTTTTCTTTAGATCAGATAACTTTGGATCAGACCAAAGAATTGTTCCAGAAAGAAACTCAGCTATCAACAGTCTAGCTTCTCTCCGGTTTATAAAAACCCTATGCACCGGACTTAATTTCCCCGGACCCAAGCTCATAGTCTTCTCTCCAGATAAAAATCTGTAAGTGTCTCATAAGCATCATAAAGTGGGTCATCCCTATTTAAGGATATTTTCATTCCAAACAAATTTTCCATATCCTGTAAGAAAGAACCATCTTCTTCATTCAAACTAAATGAAGTCAAGCACTTTTGCATCGCAATCTGAAATTCTTCAGATCTTGGCGAGATCACTCCAAACTGTTCCTTTAACACTGAGTCTGCATTATTGCCAGCATAATATGAAGCCTTCCATATATGTTCACCAGGCAAATTCAATGTGAATGTATTATTATTTGTAACACATGAAACAACCAATGGGGAATGAGTTGCAATTATTACAGTTGATTCAGGTGATAACACATCAACAATATACTTAATTGTTGATATTATTTTCTCCTGCCATTTAGGGTGCATTGAATTTTCTGGTTCATCAAATAAAATTAGGGTTCGTTCCCTCAAACTAAACACAAGTGACAATATTGTTATTATAAAACTTCGTTCACCAGAACTCAGATCTCGTATGCCGTATGATTTTTTATCAGAAAGTTTAACAAAATTCATATTTAATAAGAATAAGTCGTCATCAATAATGCTTCTCTTTGTCATGTTAGTCAGTTGTGACGGAGACTTAGATAAATCTACAGCCACATCCTCGTTGTTGATTATAGAGCGTCCATTATCTAATTTAGACTTTTCATTTCTAAACTTACATTCCACCTTAGAGCTAAACCCAAGCTCATTTAATAACTTATCTGCCAACTCAAAAGAATTCGGATTTATTTCAAAGCCACAATAGCATTTCATTATAACTCTAAAAGGCGAGAGATCTGAGAAAACATTATTATTAACCCTTCCACCAAAATAAGAATATACTTTGTCGTATTCCTCGCTTTTATAATCTTTCTTTTTTAATGGCCTAGGGAATTTTTCATAAACAGTACCAGTCAGACAAATTAATTTATCATATTTACTGCCACTCGAAATCAAATCATTTAGAACCGAATTAGCCAGAACTGTCAAAAACCTTGTTTTACCAGTCCCATTATCTCCGGTAATAAAATTAAAGGTTCCGGCGGCAGGCACATCAATTATTTGATTAGTAGTTAACACTTGACACCTAAACGGTAAAATAAAAAAGCAATATAACTTTCAATACTCATTGTTTCAATAAAAAACTCAATAAAACCTCTTCTACCTCAAACTTAGAATTGAATCCGTTTCGTTTAGGGTATTTAATACTCTTCCTTAAATAATGTACTTTCTCACGTAAGCCGTAATGGTGCACTCTTGCAATCCGCTGCACCTGCGCGGCAAACTCAACACTGGTAGAGTCATCCGTTGCGGCGGTTTTCAGGTATTTCGTGGTGCAGAGTTTGGCGAACATCTGCCGCTTAATACGGCATTTGTTTGTCCTGGCAGTGACCCGGCGTGGCTCGTAGCAGGTTCCGTCTGGGTTGCGCTGCAGGCGAATCTTGTTCTGCTGATTCCGGCGCAGCTGTTGCGCAAACTCCCGCATCATTCTATTACGTGCCGCTGGTTCCAGACTTGCCAATATCGCCGTCAGCCATCCACTTTCTGCAGCTCATCCACGGATCACCGTCCACATTTCTTCCGGCACATCTGGCTCCGGCTCCGCCTTAACAATTGATGTCCCTCCCTCAGCACTCACCAGAATGCGCTCCGTCAGCTGCAGGTCCAGACTGATGTCGCAAATGTCATTGCGCAGAATATCCACCTCAAAAGAAAACAACTTTTCACACTGTTCCAGGTTATTAATGGCATCCGGCTGATTCTCCATCAATCACAGCAGCACCTGGCCATCAGCAGGTTTTGATCGCCGCTGAAGTCTTCAATCATAACGTTCAGGGTGTAGCGGTATTCCCATGACATGGAGCTTGCCCGGGTTGCCACCAGCGAGCCTTTATCCACAAACAGGTGCAGCTTGTCCGAGTTATCCCGAACATAGGCTACCGATTCATTCAGGGCGGCGCGCAGGGACTGTGGCTTGTTCACTATCTCGCTCCTAGCATGATACGATGGTGTCCACTTTGTCTGCGCAGACCGCCTAGGCGGCCTCGGTTTCATCCAGCAAGGTCAGCAGATCGCCGTTACTACGCGGCCTGACCTTTCCACGCGGCACTGTGTCACCTTTGGATAGCCACTCACGGTAAGCTGCACCTCCGGTGATGGCAGGTCTTTCGCGCAGCCTGACAACATCAGAAGGCAAAAGAGTGTCAGCCCAGAGGCGTAAATATTCGTTTTCACGTTTAAGCTCCTCGATCCGGTTCTGCCGCTGATGCAGCAATGACTGCGTATCTTCTGCCGCTGCATAGAGCCGCGTTTGCTCCCGGCTGTTGGTTTCGGTCAGAATGGACAGGCCGATCAGCTGACTGTTTTTCTTCGTCAGCTCCTAGGTTTTGCCGTTCAGCTCCCTGCCCTGTGTCTCAATGGTATGGCGGCGTTATTGAGCCGCCATGACTGCCAACCCAGCGCCGTCAGTACAACAGCCAGTATCACAAACAGAATGCGGGTCATACCCCGCCCCTTTCAGGCACCTAGCCATTTCCCGTGCGCGGCGGTAATCCAGCCCCTGATTAAACACACCTTTGACATACAACCCAGCGCGGCAACTGGCGGCACACCTCTGCCCAGAGCTGCTGATTGAGCAACGTAACCAGCGTGGAGCCGCAGGCATTGCCTCTGTGCCGACGTTGAACGCAAACGACACCACAGCGTCATAGACCTTTTTCGGCATAGTCTGCAGTACGCATTTTTCCAGGGCCCTTTCCACTTTCAGCACGTTGGTGATAAGCCCCTGCGCCGCCTGCCGTTCGGTGATAGCCCGGCCCGGCACCAAGCCGGAAGTGTTGCCGATGCCAACCGTCATCGCATTCGTAATCTGCTAAAGTCCCGCCAGATTGGCGCGACGTTCCTTTTTTGCCCAAGAGGCACTGATTGACGCCATCACCACCGGGCGCAAACAGATTTTCCTTTCTTCCAGTAAGGCCCAGGTGCACGTCTTTAAGCAATACATTATCGGCTTCGCCAAAGAGGTTGATGTTGAGCTGAAAGGCGTTCCAATGGTCCTGCCCAACGGCGCAACGTTGTATTTCCTGGGGACCAATGCCCGCACCGCACAGAGCTACCACGGCAACCTGTACCTGGATGAATATTTCTGGCTCCCGAAATTCCAGGAGCTGCGCAAAGTTGCCTCCGGCATGGCAATCCATAAACGCTGGCGGCAAACCTACTTTTCCACGCCGTCCAGCCTGACGCACAGCAGAAGAGCACAACTCACGCCGAGCGTTCAGCTTTGGCACCCCCATCCCAGTGCTGGACCGCCGCAAACTGCTGGACTAAGTGGAATGCGTGCAGATGGGCAAATGGTATGAGCCACCTGTGAGCTTTAACGGTCTGGCCCGCACCTATCGAGCCGCAGTGCATCACAGCTCACCGATTGCCATTAAGCGTAACATCCTGACCAGCACGTTTATTCTCTATCCGCTGCTGAGTCAGCAGGCATTCAGCCGTTTCGTGCAGGACTATCTGGTGTTTGGTAACGCTTATCTGGAAAAACGGGCGAACCGGCTGGGCGGCATTCTGTCCCTGGAGCCATCGCTGGCGAAATACACCCGCTGCGGGATCGATCTCGATACCTACTGGTTTGTGCAATACGGCATGACCACGCAGCCGTATGAGTTCACCAAAGGCATTATCTTCAATCTGATGGAGCCGGACCTAAACCAGGAGATTTACGGCCTGCCTGAATACCTGTCCGCAATCCCTTCTGCCCTGCTCAACGAGTCCGCCACGCTGTTCCGACGCAAGTACTACATCAATGGCAGCCACACAGGTTTCCTCATTTACACGACCGACGCCG